TAAACGCGGCAAATTCGGGAGTGCCCCCCCTTCCGGGAGCGGGTGTAGGCAAAAATCCCGACCCTGCCCTTTTAAAGCAATTTAAACAGTTTTTAAATGGGGTTCAATTTGCCTCCGGGGGCACAGCTCGGTACCCGGACCAGGACGCCCTCGACAAGGCGGCGGACAACCTGGACCCGGCGGAGCTCCAATCCCAGATGGAAGGAATACTGAAGCCCATCATCTCTCTTATAAAGGAAGGGAACGACTATAACGAGGTCCTTGACCGCCTTGCCGAAGTGTTTCCCGACATGGGCACAAGGGACCTCGAGGAAATGTACGGGCGGGCGCTGTATGTATCCGAGCTGTGGGGACTGATGAATGCCGGAAAAGATTGACCTCTCATACGCCCTTGGGCTGAAGCCCAAGGCGGCCATGGAGTATTTCCGGGCCAGGGGCCTTCAAGGCTCCTGGAACTGGGAGGACCTTTGGCAGGAGGCCCACGCCAAAAGCTTTACCGTTGCCAAATGCACAAGGATGGATGTCCTTCAGGATATCAAGGACGAACTGGACAGTGCGATTGCATCCGGCATCCCATTCCAGCAGTTCAAGAAGGACCTGATTCCCAAGTTGCAGGCGAAGGGCTGGTGGGGCAAGCCGCTCCTGGGTGACGGCAAAGGCGAGGCTTCAGCGGTGCAGCTCGGCTCCCCGCGCCGGCTTGAGACCATCTACCGGACAAATATGCAGACCTCCTACATGGCGGGCAGGTACAAGGGGTTCATGGAGAATGTGGACGACCGCCCATACTGGCAGTATGTCGCGGTGATGGACGGCAGGACAAGACAGGCCCACAGGCTCCTGCACGGGAAGGTGTTCCGGTATGACGACCCGTTCTGGGAGACTCATTATCCCCCGTTGGGATTCAATTGCCGGTGCCGTGTCCGGGCGCTCAGCGATACAAATCTTGAGAAGCGCGGGCTGCAAGTCGAATCGGCCAGGGACCAGATCACCTGGCAGGACCGTCTTGTCAGCAAGAAGTCCGGGGAGATGCGCCCCGTTGCGGTATACCGCGACCCCGTCACGGGGAAGGACATCTCCACCGATCCCGGATGGAGCTACAATCCCGGCAAGGCGGCGTGGTTTCCCGAGCTTGATAAGTACGACTACGATGTGGCCAGGCAGTGGATACAGGGGGGGCTGAACGGCCCCGATTTCAAAGCGTTTTACGAGGGCAAAACAGGAGGGAACTATCCCGTAGCTGTTATCGATGAAGCCTATCGGAAGACGATCGGCTCAAAATCCCAGGTGGTCATGTTGTCCGGGGAAACCCTTATCAAGAACAAGGCCGCGCACCCGGAGGTTCTTTTTGCGGTTTATCAGAAACTTCCCGACATCATCGAGCGAGCCCAGCTGATCGTTCAGGACGGAGACAACACCTTCGTTTTTCTGCGCGTCGACAAGAAAATCTACTACGGCGCGATCAAGGCGACCGGGAGCGGGGAAACGAATTTCCTGACCTCCTTGCGAAAGGCCGAGATGAAGGATGTCGAATCCATTAAAAGAAAGGGGAGGGTGCTGAAAGATGAGCTATAAAAATAAGGCTCCGGGTGGAGCTCCCCTTCATCCACACGCGATCCGCCTGTTTCCAAGCGTCCTACGGCCGGGAGGTTCACCGTGTTTCCGAAGCCTCAATCCATACATTAGCTCCTTGTCCCCGGAAAGTCAAGCTCCATGAGTGACATGATCAAGGTCAAGATCGATGACAAGGGCCTTAAGAGGATCATGCAGCAGCTGCAAGGCAAGACCAACACCAAGCCCCTGATGCGGCAGATGGCGGGGATAATGATGGACGCTGTGGAAGAGAACTTCGCACAGGAGGGAAGGCCCCACTGGAAGCCCCTCGCCGTTGCCACCTTGTTCGCCGGGAAGAAGAGCGCGATCGTCGGCAAGTCCGGCAAGTACCGGAAGAGCTTCGAGCGCGAGCTGAGGGGCCGGAAGATACTACAGGTTACCGGCTCTCTTGCCGGTTCGGTAAGCTCCTATTCGGACGACAAGTCGGCGGTTGTGGGCGTCCCGCCCGGCGTCAAAAAGGGCGTTGGCCGGGCCGCAGCCCTTCAGTTGGGGACGGACCGCGCCGGGAGGAACCACAAGGTCAAGATCCCTGCGAGGCCATACCTGAAGCTGGAGCAGGACAACATGGACGAAATGATGGACAAAGCCTCCGATTTTCTGGAGGTCAAATGACGGGATTTAAAGGGCGTTTAAAGGGCTGTTCAATAAGACGGAGGATAACGCGGATCGTCGAACGGCGAAATCACGCATGGGGCAATTCCCTTGCACCGGGGGCAGCGGAATATGGGAAACCCCCGTTTTTGTCCGAAAAAGCCCCTATGTTTCGTCACTTTATGCATGGGGCGCATTTGCTGGTCTTTATGGTAGCACTTCAGGCAATAGGGAACATCGTAGCCCTTAAGCCATAGGAGGTCCATTTGTTCGCAAAACTCGTGGAGTATTGGTGGTTTCAGTTGTTGCTGATCAGCGGGGTCTTCGTCTGGGGCTTTCTGTTGTTGTATATCGTCATCGGCTTGGGTTGCCACCTTATTTCGGAAACCCTGCGCGGTTATTCTGAGTTGCAGGAAACCCGCGCACGCCTTGAGGCCGATGCCAAGCAAATCAACGAACTGCTTGATAATCTCCATCACAAGGACTCCAAGTGAGGGGCTACCCGCAGTCTTTCTTCTTAAGGTTGGCGATTTGCTTTTTTAAAGGGGTGGATCACTCTGCGATCTCACACTTGGAGAGCTGCACGTATACTAAGTGGCCTCCCACTTTTCCTTTCACCCGAATGCGTTGGCCTTTTTGCACCTCAGCGATCCGATTCTTTTCGGAGTTTTTAAACGAACACTGCACACCAGAAGCAGGGCCTCCATCTAAGATCACAAATGGATGTCCTAGTAATTCCGTTCCTATTTCAATAATGATGCCAGATACGATAATTACTTTGTCTTCATATTTCATTTCGGCGCCTACCGAATTATTCTCAAATGCCGCACATAGATCGTATGCCGATATAAGGATCTCTCGTTCGGTTGCCACCGGCGGCTCTGTTTTTACCGCTCCGCTTGATCCATCCGATAAGGGTGGATCTACTATTAGTATCATTGTTATCAAGCAAAAGAAGCACAATCCCACAAAGCCCAAGCCGGTAATCCCCAGCACCCACATCCACCAAGGCTTCTTCTTCTTCGGTTCTTGTGGTTCCGTCATGGCTTACCCTACCTTCTTCTTAAGATCGTCCAACTCCCTTCTTATAACTTTGACTTCCGCACATTGTTTGACCTTATCAATATATTTTGCTACATCCTCCAACGCCTCCTTATCCATGCTTTTCATCATGATCAGTATGTTAGCGACGATCTTTTGGCGTTCTACTGATGGAGCATCGGCTGCGTATAATGGCAAGGACTCGCCCACGAAATTAGTCACATCCCGAGTTGCCCCCGCCTCGTCAGTTAATAGCCATTGGACATTCAACCCCCGATTGGCAAGAATCTGGAGCTTCGATGAGGACAATTGATTCTCTCCCGATAGCACCAGATAGATTGCCGTCCGTGAAACCCCAAGGACGGTGGCTACTTCCTGGACACTCATCTTTTCATGTTCCATCCACTTCTTCAGCTTTTCACCTTGATTTTTATAGGGATATTTATCGGGCATTTAATCCCCACTTGACAAAATGTAAATCCAGGATTATATTGTTTCTCAGGAGGCCACGAATGAGCAGGTTTGATGGCGACCGGTTAAGATGGAAAAGGCGATCACAACGGACGGAAAGGATAGCAACTGCGCTGCCGTTCTTTTCGGACAATGACGAGCCCTCCACGCTAGATTCCAACCGACAGTTAGAAGATAGCGCACCGACCGGTCAAAATCAAGGCCAAGATGATGTGCCTGCTGAAAAGCACAGCACCGTATCTTGCAACCTGCCGTTAGGAACGGACGAGGCTGCTCCCTTGTCCCCCGAACGTGGCCTCCTTTCTTCACATTCCAATCTGCCGAATCAGAATGAATCTTTCTTGGGGGAAAGCCATGTATAAAGTAGAAATGTATTTCACTGCCCGGATTCTTTGCGGCAAGATCGTGCCGGAGGATCCGGGGATCAGGCTGGCAAATCTCAGCATGGAAACCAAGGCCGCCATCAGGTCTTATGAAGGTCAGACCATCGGCCTTAAAAAGGTTCTCACCTTTGATGGTGTGTCCTCTGACCCCCGCGAAGGATACGAGATATACGCGTGGCATCCGCATCATATCGGTGATGTCATGGCCGCGCCGCCGGCTGCTGCCGGAAAGAAGGGGAAGCGCAATGGCTGAGGGAATCAAAACCACGGCCTGCCCCGGTTGCAAGAACGGCGAGGAGACGATCAATTTCGTCCGCGCACAGCTGGACATGCTAACCGTTGATACCGTGGCGATCCTTCAGAGGATCATGGAGCTGAAGGCGGACCTGACGCGGTTCGGCTTTCCCGGCACGTACAAGGAATACGACGAGAACGTGATGAAAGGGCGGGTGCGTGATGACCATCGGTACGCCTGAACTGGCCCAGCTCCTTCTCCGCATAGCCGTCTACGGCGGCTCGCTGTTCCTGCTCATATTTTTCTTCGTTGACAGAGCCCGGACACGGGCTCGCAGGGGGATCAGATGATTTTTTGGCTTTATTGGCTTTGCATCCTATTGTTCGCTGTGGGACTGATGCTGCTGGACAAAACGATTCGCCATCAGGCAAAACTCCAGGGGGAACAACAGCGTGTTGTTGAGATGCAGTTGGATATGCTTCGGCAGGATTTGGGTCTGGTCGTCGCCAAGTTGTACCCGCCTGATGTTCCCGTCAAACACTGCTACCTGATCAGCTACGCACTCACGCTCAAGAACGGGTGCTTCATTTTCGACCAGGTGCACCTTGAAAACGACGGAAAGATCGACAACTCCAACTACGCGGAACTTTTGAACTCGCTCTTCGGCAGGGCGCTCCAAAAAGACCCTCATGTCAAGAGCATGGCGATCGTCTCTCTTCTCTATCTCGGAGAGAAGGTTCTCGAGAAGAAAGAGATGGAGCCCGCCGAGAATTCCTCCGGAGAACCGGCATGATCTACCCAAACCATCACGAAGTGGATGCGGCAGACAAAAAGGCCCTCGGCGAATGGATCGTCGGTCTGCCCTGTCCCCAGACCTCGTATGAATTCGTGGTTCTCAAGCGGATCTGCGACAGGTTCGCCGGGCTGGGCGGCTTCGACCTCAAAACCATCAAGACGCTGTTTCCGAACGGCAGGCTCCCGGTTGACGGCTCCGCTTTCGGACGCCTCGTCTCCAGGGTTGCCAATGCCTGAACAGGATGAGGCCCGTCTCATGAACGACGCCCGGCAGTGGATGATCGCGCACGGCTACTACCGGCTCCTCGACGCCGAAAGGATGCTGGCCGCCTGTTGCAGGAATAATGACGATCCGGCCAAGGACGCCGTATTGAGAGGCGTCAGGCTGATGATCGGGAAAGGGATGAGGGTCATATAATGGCCACGATCACGCAGAAAAGAAGGGCTCGCGTCGCCGGGATGTCGGTCACCAAAACCAGGAAGCTCCGTGTCCACGTCTATTCGCTGTCGGATATCAACGGCGGAGCGGAACGGGGACGGATGGCGTTCCCGACAAGGGAGGGCTGCCCGCCGGTCCCGGACACCATCAACTATAAGGGAAACGTCTGCACGCCGGTGCGTGCGTTTTAACCGGAGGTAACATGAAAAAGGATACC